GGACGTCAGTGTTAGCTGCCGGGTAATAAATGAATCTCGGATCACCTAACGGAATACTAGGGATTGCTCTACTTTGGTACGGGATATCGTGTAGGTTCACAGGTCATCCCCCCATGCCCACAAAGACAAGAACAAACCTAGACAACCACCTAAGCCGATAGCTGTGATCGTTGGATCGTTCACTACAGCACCGGCTAACCCTATGCCGAATAATGCGAGAAATGCAGATTGGACTACTAACTTCATGAGATTTACTCCTAAGATACCCCTAGAGGGGTGATATAAGCCTCTTAGAGAGGCTAACGATAAGTAGGTAAGGCTACCCTACCCGCAAGGGTTGATGATCGATTGTAGAGGGTTCTGTCGGGATCACTGTCAGCAGTCGGTATTGACCACTAGACGTTATCCCGACCACTTCTAACCCGTCAGGGGTTCTAGTGATCTGCCACCCAACGAAATCTCCGTCGAGTAGCAGGTCAAGTAGATCGTTGGCGTTCACGATTGATCTGACAGTTTTTGGGAAATGGTATCCATAGCCTCACAGATAGAATCCCATTCATCGTCGGAAATGCCGCTTTCACGATAGTCTTCTAATGCGGCCCAGATTGTGCGGAATGCGTTTGTCTGATCTAAATACATGACTAACCCCTAAATTATGCTGCGAGAGCAAGTTCAGCATTCAGACTCAAAATATAATCTGCTGCTTTTTGTGCCAATGCTGCTGCTTTAAATATTGCTTTGGCATCATCACGGCAAACCTTTAGCCAAGATTGAATGTAACCAGCGTGACGCAACTCTCCCGCAATGCCATGTTCCTGGCATAGGAACGCTGCGGTCAGTTCTGCAACCAATTCCTCGAAAGCATATGCAGGATTGCCAAACTTACCGCCAAAGACACGATCTAGGCGATGTTTAGCTCCCGTCCAATGGCCTAGCTCATGAAATGCCGTGCAATAGTAGCTAGCAGAATCCATAAAAGATGACTTGTGTGGAATCTGAATAGCATCGTGAGAAGGCGAGTAAAAAGCAGCATCCCCACCATGACGGATAACTGCTCCCGTCATTGCTACCCTGCGTTCTGCGTTTTCAATAGGGTTGAAAGAATCAGAAACCACAGAAACGGGAATTTCTGCGTTGTCGCATTGAGCAGAATTGAAAACAGTGTAGAGACGCAACACGGCGAACTGCTTCTCTTCCATCTCGCCTGATGAGTTTTCCTGCTCTTTGGTGACAGGCGAAAAGAAAACAACTTGCGTTCCCTTCTCGCCTTTCCGAACTTGAGCGCCACGTTCAGACCATTGCTTATAGCTGGCCCAATACGGGGTGAAACCGGGAGCCATCGAACCCATGCCGAGCACTAACCGGTTGATCCCTTGGTAAGCCTTGCCAGATACGATGTTCTTTGCCGCCGTGCTATCTGCTCGCCAAGGCTTAACCCACGGAGCAGCCCCCTTCTCAAGTTCTTCTATGATCTTACTTGTGATTTGATCGTAACCATTCATGATTGACTACCCTAGATAAGATACAGATCAACGCGATCTGTTAGACAGATACTGACACATCTAATCTGTCTTGTGTGAGATTTTCTCTTTTTTTTTCTCTTTTTTCATTAGAGGAAACCCTAATGTATATCCATACAGTACACATGACCACATATATATGTATATAAGGTGTTGTGTGTAATGTGTATAGAGTGGTACCCCACAGTAGGGACAAATGAGGGTGTAGTCCACCTTCCCCCCGCCTCCCATTTTGGGGACTCTGTCATGGTCCCTTCACGGGTTCCCACTTGCAAGAATCCTTGCACATTCTCCGCGTCTAGCTGCCTGTCCGATGCCTGTCTGCAGCCGTCTGGAATGGGCTGGGACGCCTGCATCGATCCCGTGCTATCCTCACCCCGTGCTCAGGCCCAGGCGATGGGTCATGACTGCCGTGTAGGCGTGCCCCCAACCGTTCTCCCCCCATAGAAAAATCCATGTCATTCAATCTAAATCAATTCTACAAGTTCTGTTCTGAGTTAAAGATAGAGACTAAGGAGCAGGGATTAACGAAGATGGATAAGTTATTAGGTACTCAGACATATATTATGGATGAGATATCTAAGGGATTAAAAGACGATATCCATTTCTTTGTTATATTGAAAGGTAGACAGTTAGGTATAACTACTATTTCATTAGCATTAGATCTTTATTGGCATTTTGTTCATCCTGGATTACAGGGAACATTGACGACTGATACAGAAGAGAATAGGGATATGTTTAGGAGTACGTTATCCATGTATATGGATGGGTTACCTAAAGAGTATCGGATTCCTATGATTGCTCATAACCGGAATCATTTGTCATTAAGGAATCGAAGCAGGTTGTTTTACCAGGTTGCTGGACTTAGGTCGAAGGGGTCTTTGGGGCGTGGTAAGGCGATAACGTACTTGCACGGGACTGAGACAAGTAGTTGGGGTGATGAGGAGGGGTTAGCAAGTTTGCTGGCTTCTCTTGCCGAGACAAATCCGCAGAGGTTGTACTTGTTTGAGAGTACGGCGCGGGGTTTTAACATGTTCCACGACATGTACAAGACGGCTAAGAGGGCTAGGACGCAGAGGGCTATCTTCTGTGGGTGGTGGAGGAATGAGTTGTATTCGGTGGAGGCTGACTCTGCGGTGTACAAGGTGTACTGGGATGGGAAGTTAAAGGGTGAAGAGAAGGAGTGGGTCAAAGATATTAAGAGTCTGTACGGGGTTGAGATCAACAGTCGGCAGATGGCTTGGTGGCGGTGGAAGTTGTCGGAAGGAATTAAAGACGATGCGTTGATGTATCAGGAGTTTCCTCCTACTGAAGACTACGCATTCGTGATGACTGGGACTTCTTTCTTCTCAAATTCCCGGTGTACAGATGCTGCCAAGGTTGCCAAGAACACGCATCCGGAGTGTTTCCGGTATGTGTTTGGGGCGATGTTCCAAGACACGGATGTTTTGAAGTCTACGGAGAAGTTAGCCACTTTGAAGGTGTGGGAACAGCCTATAGACACGGCTTACTACGTTATTGGTGCAGACCCTGCGTATGGGTCTTCTGACTGGGCTGACAGGTTTTCTATCCAGGTGTTTAGGGTTTATGCAGATGGGATGGAGCAGGTAGCTGAGTTTGCTACCAGTGAGATGAATACCTACCAGTTTGCGTGGGTGATCGCTCACCTTGCCGGGGCTTACAAGAATTCAACTTTGAACTTAGAGGTGAATGGTCCTGGTCAAGCTGTGATCAATGAGATGCGTAATCTCAAGAGGTTGGCGTCTGCTCAGGCTGGTGGGGCTGGTAGAAACTTGCTAGACGTTTTGGGTTCTATGCAGAACTACATCTGGCGCAGGAACGATACAATGGGTGGGTTATCTAACTCTATCGGGTTCTTGACCACGAGTCAGACCAAGGAGAGGATGCTCACCTACATGAAAGACTACTTTGAGCGTGGTCTTATGAGCATCAAGTCTATGGACCTTCTGGAAGAGATGAAGGGGATTGTTAGGGAAGGTGGGTTTATTGGTGCACCTGGGCGTGGCAAGGATGATAGAGTTATTGCCAGTGCTCTTGCTGCTGTAGCATATGCAGAGCAGGTTCAGCCTAGATTGATTGCTATGCGGTTGACAAGAGAGATTAACCGCAAACAGGAAGATCAAACGCCAGAACAGATTGCTGTTGGTCGCAACGTGTCAGATTATCTTAAACGGATCGGTATCTATGGTGCTACACAGTGAACTTACAGTTACGGCTATCCACGGACATGACAACGGCGCTACTGCTGTTCCTGCGCTCATAGAGAGCGTTTCTCAGTTGCCGGGATCTAGAGGTCTACTGATCTCGCTAGAGCGCCCACAAACCCTGCCAGACCACATCATGTGGAAGCAGACGGCACCGCTGGACTACTACCAGTATTCAATCTTCTGCATGTACGCTTTGCAGACCTTTGTGGAGACTGAATATTGTCTTCTGGTCCAAAGTGATGGCTGGGTAATAGACGGAACTAACTTTACGGGTAAGTACTACGAGTATGACTATGTAGGTGCTCCTACTCACCTTGGGCTATATGAAAATCATTTTTATCCAGGTTTTACTTGGAGCAAAACAAAGAACGCTCTGCCCGTCTTGAATGGCGGGTTTTCTTTGCGTAGCCGCAAGTTGATGCAAGCCTGTACCAAGTATGGGATTGTCCACAAGGCTGTTAACCAGGCTCCGTTCTTTAACGAGGATGTGCAGCTCACCGGCTTGTTGCGGAAAGAGTTGGAGATGGTTGGCGTTCGTTTTGCACCGCTTAACATTGCCAAGCAGTTTGCGGTGGAGTATCTTGCTCCCGATGTCCACGATGATTTAGACTTGGCAGAACTGGTTGGTCATCATGGTCCGACCAGACGGCTGGTATCTCACAAGAAGATTAGAATCAAGCATCTGCCTTCTCAGGCCAAAGACATCTACGGTGAAATAGAGTTCTTGGTCTTTTTGCAAAACCGTGGGTACGAAATTGAATACTCCCCTGTCCAGGCATGAACTGCGCGTTATCATGCGCCGGTTCATCAGAGACAAGAACCGTGGGATCTCTCTAGAGAAATTTTCTGAACTCTGTGGGATTAACAAGAGGACATTGCTAGACCTCTTTCTCTACGAAGATGTTCGTCTGACCGAGTTTTACCAGCGCAGGGTATCTTCCGCTTACGAGCACTGGAAGAATGGCGAAGTCAAGATCATGAGAAGGCCCGACGCTACCCAGTATGTAGACTATCGAAAGGTTCCAGAACCACCTATTTTTCCACACATGGGAGTAATCAAAACACCAGACGGCTTCAAACTATCTATCGGACCCCGTAATCGTCACGACTATTCTTATCCAACTTTAGACGAGCAATCATGAGCGTACTCCACGACTATCTTTGTGCAGACCACGGTCTGTTTGAATCTTATGAACCCAAATGCCCCATGAAGTTCTGTAAGGCAGAACTCCAGATGGTTTTCCTAAAACCTGTTTCCCTAAAGTCAGACAAGACTAAACAGGCTGACCATCACCTCAAAGGTTTGGCTGAAGACTTTGATATGACAGACATTAAGTCCACCCGTGAAGGCGAAACCCAAGCAGGAATGCACCATCACAAGTTGCCGCCAGCCGAAAAGGAACCCCGTCCAGGCGATTCCGCTATTTGGGGAGGCAATTTCCAAAACATTAATCTACAATCAGCACTTGCCGGACAAGTTGCCAAACCAGTTAGAGATGAATCAGTAGGGGTAAACCCTCACAACACTGGTAAGTTGACGGGTCCAAAGGCGGCGAGTTACATTGCAGACCATGAGAACCTAACAGTAAAACCATGAGAATTCCAAGCAATCCGTTAGAAAGAGAGCTTTTCTATCTGGATACGATATATAAGTGCGCTGTTTCCATGCAGGACCGGCGCACTGACTATGGCGGATTGCGCTCTTGGTATTTGTTTGGGAATGGGCCGGACGAGGCTCCGGCTCTGTACAACAAGATTTATCCCCACATAGATCAACTGTCTTCTTTCCTTTATTCGGCAGAGACAACAAAGTTTTCTATTGATCTGGGTGCCAACGTCGAGGATTCAGAACAGGCTAAACTCCCCGTTCTGGTCCGCGCCCTTAATGACAAGTGGCTAGACAGCAATGCAGACCAAGTGTTCTCCGCTGCCGTATCCTGGGCGCTGTGCTACAACTCAGTGTTTATCAAGCTAATCTACCGTAACGGTATCCACCCGTACCTCGTAGAGCCAGCCACGATCGGCGTGTTTCGGGAAGATACTTCCTACATGGACAGGCAAGAAGCCCTGATCCAGACTTACTACATCACCAAGTCAGAACTATATAACCGGCTCTACTCCCACCCAAAACGGGAGGAGATCGTTCAGCGTATTAACTACTCTGAGCACCAGCGCACAGACGTTCCTAACGGCTTGCAGCGCATCATCATGAGCCAGACGGACCCAACTCTGTACGGGAACGTCAACCTCGATTTGTCCGGACAAAATCGGTACAAAGCTCAGGTGTCTGAGCCTACCGTCGAGATGACGGAATTGTGGATCTGGAATGACGAGACTGAAGATTATCAGGTAGTCACCAAGGCAGATCCAGACATCATCATCTACGACAGACCTGGAGCAACCGTCTTTTTGAAAGGCGAATTGCCGTTTGTCCAAGTCTGTCCGTTGCCTTTATACGACTACTTCTGGGGACAGTCCGAGGTTTCCCGTCTGATATTCCTGCAACAGATGCGGAATAAACGGATGGCAGAAATCCTCGACCTGCTCTCCAAACAAGTCAATCCTCCGACCTCTCTTATCGGGTTTACCGGGATTCTGGACGAGAAGAACTTCGCACTTAACCGTGCTGGCGGTCTTCTGTCCACGGATATGCCCAACGCTAAGATTGAGAAGCTATCTCCGCAGATGCCGCCAGATCTCTTTAAGGAAATCAACGAGATTGATTCCATGTTTGAGGAAGCGTCCGGTATTGTGTCCGTCTTGCAGGGACGGGGGGAAGCTGGGGTTAGATCGTCTGGTCATGCTAGCCAACTCGCCAGATTAGGGTCTTCTAGGGCTAAAAAACGTGCTCTGGTGATTGAAGACTCGCTAGAAAAGATGGCAACGCTGTATCTGAAAATGATGCAGACGTATGGGAATACGCATTACACGGATCTTAACGGCAACAGGTTCATTGCAGAACAATTGCCCAAGAATTACGCTGTAAAAGTTGATGCACACTCGAATTCTCCAATTTTCATGGAAGATTCACGGCAGATGGCATTTAATTTGTTCAAAGCCGGTGTGATTGACAAAGAATCTTTGCTAGACTTGGTTGAGCCTCCAATGAAACAACAATTGAAGGATCGACTCAGGAAAATGGAAGCACGGCAAGCCCAGCAAGCCGCTATGCAGCCACCGGAGAAAAAGAATGCCTAGTCAAGCAGTCCAGAAAAGCGGTGATCAACCCAGAGTGACCACTAAAACTCTGGATCAAAGACCGGCAACGCCTAACTTGACGTATAGAACACAGTCAAATAGGATGGGATCTGCGGGTAATAATTCCCGCATGACCCGAGATTACACTCGCAAATGAGGTACAAAATGTACGGACGTAAGCACAAAGGTCGCAAGACCCGTCGGTAAATCCGCAAACAGTGGTTATGGGTATGGCTGCTTACCCCTCTAAGTGGCCCCAATTAGGAGACTGTCATGGCACGCCGTGGTCGTAAAGGTCGCAAGTAATTGCGTCGTAACAGGTTTTTAAACCGGCCTGCGGGAGGTGGGCGATGAGCCTCCCACTTGACTTTTATAAATTAATAGTTTAAAAGTTCGCAAATGAGCGTACCTAGTGATAAATTGATGGAGTTGATGAAAGGCAGTCGCAGCGCAAATGCGCCGATTCCAAGTGATCAACCCAAGCCGCCCGGTGCGGACGAAACGCCTCCTATGGCTTCGCCAATGTCTACCCCTGAGAAACAAATGGGTACACGCGAAGCTGCAATGATTAATGTCTCAATTGCTCTTGATCTTCTGGAGCAATCATTGCCAGCAATTGGTTCTGATTCGGAAGAAGGCAAAGCAATTATTGATGCAACTAGCAAGCTAGGTGGTTTGCTAGGCGGGAAACGCAACCAGACGGCTGAACTTCAGCAGTCAGAGATTTTGCAGATGTTGCAGACTCTGCCTAAAGCTGGCGGCATGACTCCCGAGGCCAAGTCTCTCCAGTCAGCACCGCCCCCCGGTATGACGCCCCCAGGCGCAGGTGCGCCGCAACCTCCTAAGATGGGATAAAAATGGATCTTTTTAAACCTCGGGGCGCATCGGCCCCACGCCGTCCTACGGACGATAAGCAGGAAAACGGTCAGATTGTTAACACTCCCCGTTTTTCACGTTTTGGTGGCCTTGACAAGCCTAGCGATCTTTCTAAGAACCGCATGGTTGTCCACAAGCCAGCAGACGGCAAGAAAGTCATCTAACACCACATTGTAACGAGGGTAACAATGTCTCTTGAAAGCCTTAGTATCGACGCCCGTGATGAACTCGCGGCGCTCGCTCAACAGTTGGCTGAAAATCCGTCAACCCGTAAAGAATTTTTGCGGATGACGAAGAAAGTCAAGCCTGATCTTCCAATTCCAGAACTGGAAATTGAAGAGAGCACCAACAAAGCCTTGTCACTGGCAGAACAACGAGTCCAATCGTTGGAAAACAAGCTGCGTGAGAAGGATGCACTAGATGATTTGCAACGTCGGCGCAATGCCATCAAAGCAAAGGGTCTGGTGAACACGGAAGATGATATTAAGGAAGTCGAGAAAATTATGCTTGACCGGGGTATCACTAATCACGAAACCGCCGCTGAGTATCACCAGTGGATGAAGCAGTCTGCTACGCCCACTCCATCAGGGTATAACCCACAAATTATTCAGAAAATGGATCTGAATAAATACTGGAAAAACCCTGTAACCGCAGCAAGAAACGAAGCGGTCAGCGCATTACAAGAACTGCGCCGTCCGAATCGTCCTATTGGTTTGTAATTTTTACCGGAGATAAACATGCCTATTGGTGGTGGAATTCTTCCGGCTACGGGATCTACCCAATACACCGAGCTTACTTATGTAACTCGGAGGGCGTTTATCCCCAAGCTGGTTGTACAACTTTACAACTCGACGCCCCTACTTGCAGCTCTGATTGCTAACAGTCAGCAAGCCAGCGGTGGTGTTTCTTCAGTCACCGTCCCCGTCCAAGGGGCACAGTTTGTTAACGCACAGTGGTCAGACTACAGCGGATCTTTCGCTCAGCCGTCTGTCCAGCAAGGTGCGTTCAACGCTGAATACAACCTCAAGTTGATGATCACCCCAGTCCCATTCTTGGGAATGGAAGGTGTGGCACAGCAAGACGCTGCAATCATTCCTCTGGTCGAGGCTCGCATGAACGATGCGACCAACGTCATGATGGATGCTATGGCGACCGCGCTGTACAACAACTACACCAACACGCAGCAGTTTATCGGGCTTCCTGGCGCGATTGACGATGGCACGAACTTGACCACCTACGGTAACATCAACCGTAACACTTACACTTGGTGGAAGTCGAAGGTTTACAACGCCGGTAACGTCAACCCCACCCGTCAAAACGTCCTGCAATACATTTCGGGAACCGTGAAAAACGGTGCTGAAGTGCCTTCGTTTGGTGTTTGCGGATTCGGAACTTGGACGCTTCTGGCGCAAGACTTCGTTGGTCAAGAGCAGTATGTCATCACCCCAGGATCTGGGTTTGATGCAGACAGCAATGGCCCACAGGCTGCGTTCCGTGCCCTGATGGTTGCCGGTGTGCCGATCTATCCAGATCCATACTGCCCAGAAGGAACCGTCTACTTCGTTAACACGAACTATCTGAACTTGTACATCCATGAACAGGGTTCGTTTGTGTTTACCGGCTTTGAATCGACCCTGCCTAACTGGCAGATCGGTTACGTCGGCGCAGTCTTGATGATTGCAGAGATGGTCAGTACCAAACCCAAGTCTATGACACGGGTTGGGTCTTACAACTCTCTGAGCCTGTAAGGAGAAAGTCATGGCATTAGCCTTTAACAAAATCCTTGTAGCTGGCGCGAATTCCAATACCACTGGTGCTTACTTTCAGACCACAACTCTGAGCGTTGCAACTGGTGCTGGTAACGTTATTCCTGCTGGTACTTACCTCATGTTCCCAACCGGGAACGTCACCATTATTGCTAACAACGGAACTGGATTCAGCACCGTTATTGGTAACAACACTGGTGGTTTCGTAATTAGCGACGGTCAGAACGTGTATGCCAACTCTTTGGGTAGCACGCAGACCCTGACCTTGTTGACGGTTAACGGTGGGCTTGCGGCGACTGGCACATTTAATTCGTGAGGTGAGTAATGAACTCTAATCATGTAGGTGCTGAGTACCCTAATTCGTTTGGGTACTTCTCTGTTGCTGCTGCTGACGCTGTTCCAGTTAACGCCGTTAGTAACGTTGCTGTCGTGATGGGCGTGACGGGTACGACTTTTCTTGCCCGTCAAGCCATCGTTTACAACGCTAACGCTTCCGCTGCTACTGCAAACGTAGCAATCCTCACAAGCAATGATGGAAACTTGGCAAATGCCATTTTCACCACCACTGCCATTGGTAACGTGACTGGGAACACCAAGTACCAGTTTCTTACCGCTAATACCAGTGTTAACACAACTCTGGTTACGGCAAATGCTCTGTGGGTTGCTGTCACTACGATTGCAAATGCTACGGTCAGTGTGAATGTTCTTGGCGACGTTCTTGTTCTGTGAGTGAAGTTTTTGTCACTAACTGTAGCGACACCGATTTAGCAGACCGCTATTCCGGTGTTGACTACAGTTTCAAGAAAGGCGTTGAGGTATCAATTCCTGTTGATGCAGCAACGCATATTTTTGGGTATTGTGACACAGATAAATTGCCTTATGCCGTAAGGCTGGGGTTTGTCCGGCATTCGTCGGAAGTTGAGATTGGACTGGATCGTTTGGCTATGTTTAAGATTAGCCCGACAGCCGCGCAGGACCGCATCCCCTCGGCGGTAGGCGTAGTACCCCTGCCCGTCCGTAAAACGGCGGGGGGAAAAGTCTCCTGAGGGTTTAGAATGGCTGGATTATGGCGACCCTCAACTCATACATCACAGATTGCAGAAGACTTCTCCACGATGCCAACGGGAACTTCTGGACCAATGATGAACTCACGAGCTACATCAATTCTGCCCGTGAGAGAGTGGTTAGAGACACTGGTTGCCTCCGCACCCTTCAGATATCCGCCACGCCACTTGCACCGAACGGTACTGCCGCCATTTCCTGGTCTGCTGGCCTAGCAGTTACCGCTGGTCAGTACGTTTTCTCTAATATTTTTATCTATCAGGTTACGGTTGGTGGAACACTGGCTACTTCAGCTCCACCATACCCGGCTTCTGGTAGCAATTTCCCGCCGTCAACTGCGTTTACAAACGGAACAGCAACCCTGCTCTACGTCCAAAACGCAGAAATTATTCCGTTTTCTGCCCTGCCTAACGGCGCATCTACGCTAGACGTACTCAACGTCAATATCTACTGGGGTAATTCTCGTATTCCGCTGCGTTACCTACCCTGGACGAACTTCAACGCCCAATTGCGGTACTGGCAAAACTACGTTGGACGGCCTGTGTGCTTTTCAACGTACGGACAAAACCAACTTTATATTTCTCCGGTTCCAGACCAGTCTTACAGCATGGAACTAGACACGGTGGTTCTTCCAACTGAACTGGTTCTGTCTAATCCTACTGTTGCAGACAGTATTCTTGATCCGTATACTGTTCCTGTGGCGTACTACGCTTGCTACAAAGCCAAGTACAAGGAACAGAGTTATGGTGAAGCGGAGATTTTCCGGCAGGATTATATTCGTCAGACCCAATCTGTCCTGACAACGGTATCTACACGCCGTATCCCAGACCCCTACAGTAGTTCTTACTAAATGGCATCTCAAGAACAGAAAAAAAACTATGCTGTTCTCAAGAGATTCCGTGGGATAAATACCAAAGCCCAGCGGACGGCGATCAACGAGGACGAATTTGCGTGGCTAGAGAATGCCATGCCTGTTGGCGATTCCAACATCAAAATCGTTCCGGCGCAGTCTGCGGTATCTAACAGCACAAATAGTTCCGTTGTCTTTGGTAACGTAGTTACTTACCTAACGTCTACCAATATTGACCAAACCGATTACGTTGTCGGTTTTGAAGATAGCGGTCGATCAGAGGCGTTTAATCTGTCTTCTAACGTTCTGTCTAACGTAGCCGTGTCTGGCACGTTTAGCGGAGCCAACGTGTCTGCTACTCAGTGGAAAAACGAACGGTTGATCATTGGTGACCCGTCAAAAGGTCTATTTAGTTGGAACTCTAACAACGTTGTATCTATAGGTTCCGTAGGTTTAATAGCAATCACAAACCCAGGTAGTGGGTATTTGACTGCTCCTACCGTGACTATCGGCTCGCCTAACGATTCTAACGGGGTACAGGCTACTGCTGTTTGCACGATCGTTTCTGGTTCTGGCGGCGTCAGGGCCGTGCAAGTTACAGCAGGGGGTAGTGGGTACACATCAGTCCCAACGGTGACTCTGGGCGCTCCTAACCTGTCTGGAGGCGTACAGGCAACGGCTATTGCAGCCATCCAAGGTGGTGCTGTTGTAGCGGTTTCTGTCGTTGAAGCAGGGTCTGGATATACGTCAGCGCCATCTGTGAGTTTTTCTGGCGGTGGAGGCTCTAGCGCAGCCGCTACAGCCATACCATCTACGGGTGGAGTTAACTCTGTAACGCTTACCAACGCAGGAACAGGTTATACCAGCCCTCCTACCGTGACGTTTACGGGTGGTGGCGGCACAAATGCAGCAGCTATAGCCCAGATTCTGACGTTCAAGAAAGGCACTGTAAGCGTTCTGGTGACCAAC